CATCCAATTCAAGTAATCAGATGTAATGACGTCTGAGAACTCATTGGATTTCTCCACTGGCTCCTCAGTTGTATCTGCTGCCTCTTTCTTCTTGTCGTCCTTCTTGTCGTCATCGTCCTTCTTGTCTTCAAGGAAAGCAGGCTTCTCGCCCTTTTCCATATCATCCAAACGTGATTCCAAGCGCGTTAGAACGTCGCCCAGTTGTTTTGTCATATCATTTTCGTCGTTTTCTGTTGTCATATTGTTCACTTCCGTGTCTTCTTTTAGTATACTGAATGTTGCTTCGGGGTTGATGCCTTTTTCACAAATCGTTATTTCGTGTAGTTCCAGTTTGCTTATTTCTTGGTAGTCGCCTCTTTTTGGGTCTGATTTTCTAACCCTTTTGAACGCTTGACCACCGATACTGAATCCTCTGAGAGCGCCTTTTCTAATCTCTGCTGAGACTTCCTTGGCTTTCTCGATGTCGTTACGGAGTTGCACTACTACAAACATCCCGACATCATCGACTTCGCTTTTCCACAACCTCCCTTCATTATCTGTGTAACTTGGAACCACATCGCCTACTTGTATATTGGAGTGCGCTAATTGGACGTTTCTGTAAGATGGATTTTCCATGAACTTACGAAATGCGTCCTTTAATGCCTCCTTTGTTATTACGTCGCCTTGCTTGTCTACAACTTCCACGCTTGCGTAGCCAGCGACAATGAGGTCGTTGCCACCCTTGAGGATGGCGATTGACTCATCGTCATGTCTGAACAGTTGTTTACTACCGAGCACACTAACCATCTCACGTATTGCTTTACTACTTCAATGCTCCGCGACTAATCCTCAAGGCTTCTTTCCTCTAAATCGATAGACTGCGCGGCATTTTTCTTCGCTTTCCTCCGTCTACCGGGATAGTCCTCTGGTTTCTCCATGTCCTCTGTAGGCCGCTTTCTCATATCCCAATCCGGTAAAGACTCTTCACTATCCAACTTCGTAGGGCCGCGTGGACTCTCAGTTCCATCGCCCACATCGTATCCAAAACCTCTTCCAGCCAAATTGCTGAATCCCTTCTCCATCGCATCTATTGCGCGTTCTATGAGAATGAGCGTTTTGTAAACGTCGTTTGGCTTCATTATCAGATTCTTATCTTTCTTTGGTTTGAGTATACCAGCACTCTCTTCCTCTATCCTCTCCTCATCTATCTCAGGCTCTATCTCGGTTTCTTCCTTTAACATCTCACTTAATGCTATTTTCCAATAAGGCTCAAGACTCTTAGCGAGGCGTAGAGAGTAATCTGAATCAGTAAGACTACCTATTGCTGCTATTGGCTCGATTGCCTCCCCATCTACTATCTCGTATTTCACTAAGTCCTCTGGAAGATGTATAATGAAGTGACTATCATCAATCTCCATAGAGAAAGGTATGTGGAACTCTATGTCCGATTTTGCCAATAGAACCCACTTAGGGTGCTTTTCTTCTCCCTTCATGTATGTGGACTTTGCATCTCTCAAGAGTATCTTGTCAGACTCCTTACTCAACTCCTTCACTGCATTCTCCAAACCAACTTCATCTGTAATTCTAATGTCAGACGGGCTGGGTATGAAAACAGGGTCGTAACTATCGAACTGTCCTCTTAACACTTTAATGCGCTCACGCGTAGAGAGGTCGTATACGACATCATCATCATAGAGTAGAATATCATTAACGTAGAACTCTCCGTCTTGCATTACGCCATCTATTACGTAATCCTTCTTTCCGATTTGTTTGAAAGCACTCCTCATCTTCTCACTCATTGATTGTTTATTACCGCTATCGTCAAACACAGTCACGCGATTCTTCTTGCATTGCACTTTGCATCTTTTTCCATCCTTATGGATTGAAACGACCCATTCACCAGTGAATCCTCTTAATTGCTTCAAATCTTCAATGTCAAATATCCTATGAAGAGGGTCAATGAGCGGAACTTGCTTCGGCAACTCTGCTTTGTCTTTCAGCAATAGATTGGAAATATGCATTGGTTCACTGTATCTAACAGATGGGAAATCCGCTGATGGTGGATATCCCGTATCACTGGATGGAGTTTGTTGATTAGATAAGGTCGTTTCTTCAACTGGGTGGCTATCAATCAAAGTTTGTATATGCTCATTGGAATAGTTTGGAAACATCATCTGTAACGTTTGGAATGGCACGGTGTGATAATAGCCTTCAGTAGCATTAGTGCCTACAACGATGTTATCGTCTTCATCGTGTTCAATTCCTATTTCTGGTGTAATCAGATAGCCATCATCCATGCCGCCACTAATATAGTGGTCATGAGGAATAGCCCCTTCTCCGCTATCATGTGATTCGATTGGGACATCATTATACCATCCTACCGCTTTCTTTCCCTCAAAAGGGTCAAATTTGGCTTGAAGTGTTTCTCCTTGTAATGCCCCCTCATCGAATACAATAATGCTGTTTGCTATATTCTTCATGTCAGTTAAATCTCTCTTATCACCAGTCTTGTCTTTGTGGGAGAACAATAATTCTCTATCTCCCAAAGGCTCGCCTAAGACCTTCTTTTGTGCCGTCATTGGATTCTTTCTACTGTAGTTAGGAGAAGATTGGAAGGTTAATCCATAGCCCCTCAATGAGTCAGGTTGGAGATTCACAACATTCCTAATTCCTCTTAATGCAGTATGACCCTCGTGGGATTTATCCCATGCACTTCGTAAAGCGCGTTGCTTTACTTGATATTCGGTGCTCTCGCGTCCAGTTGCTGCCGAAGTCGGATAACTCTCCTGAAGTTCTTGGAGTTTATCATCTAAGACAGTGTGGATATCTTTCCCTTTCAAACTCCCATATACCGACGGTGCCGGGATTTTCTTCCCATCCTTATCGAGAACAAACTTCCCCCTCTCGTCCTTTTCGTAATTCGACTGCCATTCTATTCCTGCCGTTGCTAATTGACCGAGAGTAGCAGCAGTAAAATCACCGCCGTGCACCTTCATCATATGCTTTACGTGTTTACGATGAGGCATATCGTCTGGTAAACCGAGTTTCTTCAGAATCATATGTATTGACTCATCACCAATTATCTTGCTTCCGACTTCACCTTGCCGCATCAAAGAGGCCAATCTATATTGCTCATCTGATGAAACTCTCTCTGGAGCATCTAATGCGTCTTTTGAGCCAGAAGGTCGAACCCAAGCAGCGGGAGTAGTAAGACCTCCTCCCCCTTTCTTGTAGATACTCCTCATAGCACCTTGTAATGTGGCGGCAACATTAGCAAGCGCTTTAGGATTGGTCGGATGATATGCAGAAGGATGGGCTTTGAGAACTTCTGGAATTAAGACATCACGAGCATAATTAGTAACAGCCTTTTTGTCGCCTCGCATAACATCCTCGTCTCTATCACGCCAACCATATTTCGTTTGCTTTTGCCTTCCACCATATTCACCCCTTGTGGTATGTGTTATCTCATCCCCGTATACCTTGTTGAACTTCGCCATGAGATTGTCGTATCGTCTCATTATTGGATGGTCTGCAGGCAATTCCTCTGGAGGATTCTTCGACTTCATCTCATCGAGTATGACATTGAAGTCTTCCAACTCATCCAATAAACCGGGGTCAAGCCTATCTTGGATATTTGAGCCTTTGAAGTGAGGCATCTCTGCTAAGTAATCCATTGCATCCATATCGGGAGATGCTCGGAAACTTGGGTTATCCTCTAAATCTTTCAAGGTCGTATGCATTCTTTCACCGGGATTACCAAAAGCGTTACGCCTGCCATTGGCGTGGGCTTGTAGACGCGCTAATGCTGCTACTCTTCTTATTCCATAATCTCCCGGCTGCACTCTTCGTGCTATCTCTTCATCAGTCCATCCCTTGCGGTTTGATAATATCGGCTCGCCATCTTTGTCAAGCACGAGTTCGCCATCCTTATCTTTCTTGTATTTTGAAGGAGGTTCCTTCCATTCTTTTGCTGTATTAGTCATAGTAGCAAAATTATGAGAATTGAAATGATGAGCCATGAGGTCTCTTGTAGTTAGGTTCTTTGTTTCCATTACAAAATTCTGTGGAGATGGGTTTTCGTGCATAAATCGAGCCATAAAGTAAGGACTGCGAGTCGAAAGATATTGTGAACTGTTCGTCTTGATATTTCTTCCGGGGTGTCTTGCAGTTCCTATCCTGTGTAATGCGTGAGTATTTGTATCAGTCATAGACATAATACCATGTGGAGTATCGTGGTAGTTCTGCCCATAAGGAAGGAAATGAGGATGAGCACGTGCCCAAAGTCCCAACGTATCGTTATTAGGAATAACTTTTCCAGACCCCTCTTGTTCTCTGTCTCCTAACTCTGACGATATTCCCTCTCCCTTATTCCAATCAATATCATCGGCATGAAAATCATGCATCATATCCACATAAGTTGAAAGTTCTCTTCCAAGCCCTCCTCTATGCGCAAATATGCGCCTACCTTGTGGAAATCCTAATCCCTTGAGCCTTCCTTCAACATCTAAGTAGTGTTCTCGCTCTTCATCAGAAATGTCTTCAGACTTTGGTCCATGATTAACGATATGTGCTCCCATTGCTGACCTCATCTGTTTTGCACTAAGCGAAAGACCAGTTGCGTGCTTTAGATTTTTGAGAATACCTCGCATGATAGACTTGTTAATCAAAGGCTCTCTTCTCCCACTAAAGAGGGGATGGCTCTTGTGCCTTTCAGTTAAATCACGATTCCAACCCATTAAATCCAGAAATCCCTCTGTTCCCAAAGCAATGTGACTATTATTTGTGAGTTTTTCGCTCAATGCCTCCTTTGCATCCTTCCCTTCTGATAAAGCGCTTTGAATGTCTTCTATATCTCTCTCACTAAACTTTGGAAGATTCTTGGCCTTACCGATAGGTAAGTCATTTGCATCTACCCTATCCTTACCATACTCTAAGAGGCCATCTCCTTCATAGGCCTCTTCGAGTTTTTCCATCACATGCTCTAATGCGGTCTTATCATACATCTGTTTTGGTTTCTTATCCATATCTATCTCCCCAGACGCGTGTCTCACATACTGATATGGTTCGCCCTCATGGATGCCATCATCTTTGACGAGTGTATTAGCCAAAGTGCCAGCAATCATGCCTTCATCTCCATGTATGAATGAATCGTGCGGCGTTTCCTTATGCTCCGGCACATTAGCGCCCGAATGCATTCTGGCACGTTGAAACCAATGCATCTCTCCTTCTTGCCTTTGCTTCTTTGTCTGCTTTATGCGAGCCATAGAAAGACGATGCCCATCATCAAGGTCAATGTATTGGTGTTCTGGGTCGTCTGTGCCATGTGTTGCCATATGCTCCATCGCAATAGTCCTCTCTTCTGGAGAAAGGAACTCCAATCCTCTCATCAAAGTCGAATGCCCCATTCCATGAGCATGGACTTTGGTCATATCTGCTAATGATTCTATTCCCTTTTTGTCCCATTCCTCATAGATGCTCTTACTATCCTCTGGTTTGTAGGTTATAGGAGTAATATCATTACTGAGTAATTTCTCCATCCTATCATTGAAATGCTCCTCTTCCAAGTCCTTGCCTTCTTTGTCCAGCGCTTTGACTCTATCTTTGTGCTTCTCGGTATCTTCTTCATTGAAACCTCCCCAATCACCAGTTCCATTCTTCCATCTCTCGAAGTCTCTCAATCGTAATCCATGAAGATGGTTAGTAAATTCACTTTCATGCCCATCATCTCCACCTAAGAAAGAGAAGTTCCCATCAGGGACAGAATCGTAGATAGTCTGCGTATCATATTCCTTAGAGCCGTCTCCAATTGCATCTTTCTTCCAATGTGCTCTATGCTTCTTTTCCGCGTTTGCTACCTTCTCGGCCCATTTATTCTTACCTAAATAGAACTCCCTAAGCATCTGTTCCCATTCTGGTTTACCAGTATCAGCGCGAATCCTCCTTAATGGGTGCACTCTTTTATCAAAAGGATTGACGTCAGTATAATTCTCTTCTGGTTCGGTTTCGACTCCTGTCTCAACCCAACGCGCTAACCCATCCTTATCTTCGATTTTCTCCCTTACAGGCCTCGTTCTCGATGGTAGAACTTCCGGCCAGAGGCCGTGCTTCATACTGATAGGTATCTTATTTCTCTCCATAAACTGCGAATGGGTTTCCCCCTTCCTCTTCTCAGTAAATAAGGGAAAATTGAATCTATCGTTATCGTTCTTATCAAAGGCCATCTTTATTCGTTGAAGCCAAGGATGACGTGTCCCCATTTCCATATGAAAAGCAGGTCGCCATGATGCGAATGGTTGGCTGCTTCTGCCCTCTTCTGCTTTTAGAAAATCGGAACTAATCCCCTGACAGAGTTCGTCTTCTGATGTAGAATGAAACTCTATACCGTGATTCTCCAGATTTATCGTGGAAATAACATAGTCACCGACCTCTTGCTCTGGGTCGGTGCCGTCGTATATGGCCTTCAGTAATTCAGAACGATGACGCAGATAGACATCCATTGGACCTTCTCTCATGCATCATCACCTTATCACCCATTCATTGGACATTGTTCTATGGGTAATCCTTGTTGTCGCCTACACCCCTCGCTGGGAGTAGCGCCGCATGTTCTACATGATGTAGAATCTATGACGCCTTTGATTACAGCAACTTTGGTCACACTCATCCCTCGACAAGCCTGTTTACGGTGTCGTGGGTGTTCTTCATTGGAGTATTATCAAGATTTATGCTCTCACTGGATGCTCCCTTATTAGCGACATCATCGGAATCAAGAAGTGATTGATTTGTGTTATAGAAGGCATTGTAAGTTTGTCCTCCACTCTCTGCCATGAATTGAACGCCACCCGGTCTCGTATCAAAAGTAGTTTCTGGATGGTGAGATGATTTCTGTATCTCTGCCTCATCTATGCGCTTCTCAAGTGCAATTGCTTTCATCAATAATTCTTGGACCTCGGACGAGGTTTCTTCATATCTTGGTTTTACCATCAATACATCTCCTTTACTTCTCTATGTTGGTCTGCCATATCATGTATCTCATCCCAACTCATTTCGTGAATCTCAGTATTGCTAAACTTATCTGGGTCAGAGGAGTCTGCCTCTGCCTTGAGAAGTCCGCCAGTCTGCACATCTGCTCTGAATGCATCCACTTCAACATCCTCTGATAGAGGAGTGCCGAAAGGGACAAAACCTGCCTTACGTAGGAGAACTTTGGGATTATCCATCATTCTCTTGAGAATAAGATTCTCTGCCTTTAGCGTCTGAACCTCATTATCCATACTCTCCATCTTAGAGATGAGAGTATTCATGAGTTTTCCTGCGTCTCCTTCTTCCATTATATCGCCTCAAACCCTTCGTCCGAAAGTTCCCCTTGCCTTTTTCATAACATGGTTATTTCTTGCTGATAAGATGGTTCCGGGTAATTGATTGTCACGATACTGAGGGTCGAAGTTTGCACCAGATTGATTGAACTTCATAACTTGCCATGAGTTATCGGGCGTTACTATTTCATCCTCTCCTTTCTTTACAGCCATAAGAAGGTCGTCCTCAAGAGTGCTTGCATACTTGATTATCTCCATAATATGCTGTCTTGCGACATCTGCATTACCATCTTCTATTGCTTTCGCAAGTTCTTCATTGTGGGCTGTCATTTTTCGCGCCATTGGGTGCATTTTGATGAGGTCCATGGTCTTCACTGCCTATTGCGTATACGCGATGCTATTTGAATTACGCGCCCTTTATTCGTCTTGCGTTTAGCAGCGCACGACTATTATCCTGCGCTAATGAGTTCTGTGGTCCCCTCTGTTGAACTGATGAAACAGGGGAGCCTATACCAAAAGATGTTCGGCTTTGTGGCGAGGCTGGTCCTCTTGGCGTTCTTATTCCCATTCCCTCTCCTCCGGGTTGTGATGGCGGCATTACCTGATTGAGTGGCATACCGGGTGGCATTCCTCCATGCGGCATTCCTCCACGTTGTGCCATTCCCGGCGACATCATTCCATTAGGCATCATTCCAGTGCCGGGCGGCATTCCTTGCGGCGGTGCCATTCCGGGCGGCATTGGTGGCGCTCCATCCTGTTGAGGGTCCATTTGACGATAAGTAAAGCGTATATCTCTGTCTCCTTCCTCCATGAGTTCGGGCTTGTAGCCAAGCATCATCATTCTCTGAGCAAGATTTACTTCCATTTCGTCTCGTCGCAAACGAGTAATTTCATCCTCTTCCTCATTAGGATAGAGAGTGAGTTTCCAATCTGTGACGTCCATTTCTTTAAGCATACGAGGGAAAAGCACGTCAGTGTAAACCTTCTGACCGAACTCGACAGCCCGATTAGTTACAAGAATCTGCATTCCCTCGTTATTCAAACCACCACTCTTACCACTATCAATCATGAAAATGCTACTTACACCAAAGAAAGCGGCTATACGATTCCTCATCTCATCTCTAACTGAAATATACTGCATTTCCTCAAGAGTGTCCATGAACTTAACCCAATTCACTCCACCTCTTCCAGTCTGACTCTCTATGCCAACTTTTGGTATGTAATGTGGGTCACGCTCCATTTTCTCATCAACAGTCTTCCAAAATGACTTCATTGATTCAAGATTATCAGTGGTAACAGATATGATTCCTTTCGGACTCCTTCTCTTCTGATATGCTGTATACATGTAATTATCCATTGCCGTCAAAGTCATGGCTTGTCGCCACATGGTATTAACTGGGCTCTTACCATACAACTTGGATGGATTGTATTTACTGATATGGAGAACCTCTCCTTCCAGATAATACTGTGTCTTCCCACTTCCTGCCATATTGGCATAGTGGGCTTCCTGCATGTTATTTCCACAGACTTGGCATTTCTCGTCTTGTCCGGGATAGGAAACTTGGTCACGATGGAGAGGACATACCTTGTATCTACCACCACGAACTCCGCGCTTATCTGAGATGATTCTCATGAATATCGGGTCGCCTCTGATGATTTCCTTTACTCGATAGAACTTCATATCTGATGTCTCAGGGTCTACGAAGTATTCCTTAACGCAAATCAAGAATGCATCATCCACTATATTGAGGTCTTTCTCAATCTCAGCCATTATGTGCATGAAGTTCTGTTCCATCGAATTTTGCTGCTCAAGAAGCCATTTAGGATAGATTAGTTGATTTACATCTGGCGTCTTCAATTGCCCGCCACATAGATTACATTGTTCTACTTCATTCTTATATTCCTCACCACAGTCCATACACTTGTGCTGAAACTTCTTTTCCCAATAGTAGCCTCGTCTGAATATCTCCTGCGCTAACTTAGAAATGACTGTTCGCAGTATGAGATTCTCGTGCGTGACCGCATATAGCGCGGGTAGTGTAATACCTTGCGCTAAGACTGGTTCCTGTATACCGGTAGTATAGAGGGGCATCTGCGGTTCTGGCGTAGTTCGACTTCTGAATGGCGCCGAGACTCTTCTTAGGAATCCGCGTATTCCTCCTTCTTCTTCATCTGCCATCAAATCGCCTCCGCCCACTTATTCACTTGGTCGGCCTCTATACCCCACTCGGCCAGTAGGGCATTAGCCTTATTGGTATCGTCACTCCAATTGCTATACCTTACTACTTTCTTCAATTCGTCTTTCTTCAGACTATCTCCTTCTTCTATGAAAGCGAGCACTGCTTTTGCTTGAGTCGCTTTCATTTGTAAGAATGGCAAAACCCCTTTCAGTAGTTTTGCTATATCCGCTTTAGAATAGAATTGAAGGCGATGTTGACTACGTTGATTATCACTATACACCTTTTGGTCTAATTGTAGTATACCGCAATCTAAGGTTTTCTGCAGTTGTTCGCAATGTATCTTGCCTCTATTCCCCGTCGCTATGAAACCAGCGCGAGGCTCACCTCTCTTTGTAATTGTGATATAGCCATCGGCATCAAGGAATCCAGCAGCATACGCCCATGGGTCTTTGATAATGAGACCGGTCTTATCCATCTTGACAAAAGTCCCTCTTCCTGCTCCTCCAATAATATCAATCTCCTCACCATACATTGAGAGTAATTTTGCTAATTTCATGGACGTCATACTCTTATGGAGAATCTTCTTTTCAGATAAGTTTTCAAAAATCATCCTTCCTGTCATTGGGCCTTTACTTTGTAGAATCTCAGCACTCTTGACAAGTGTTTCCTTCTCTTTATTGGTTAATCTTTCCATTTGATGAAGTGCGGTCTTCCATATTAGTCTGGCATCTCTCTTTGCTTCCATCGCTTCTACCCAAGTCTTCTTTTCCGAATCGCCCCATACATCTTCATATTCTTCGAGCATCTTAAGTGTATTATCTGCATTATCCCATTGGCGACAAGCCCTTTGAAGAGTAATACTCCTTGACTCTCCAAACTTTCTAAGTGCTTTCATATTGCGGTCAGTAAGTCCTAATTCCTTGATAGTATCAGAATAGGGTTCACTCCAATCATGCACCTTCAATGTAGCATCAACTTCCATAATTTTCAACGCTCTAATATCATCTATTGCCTTATCTATGAAATCCTTATCTTGTTTATTATGCCTTCTGGCTTTCTTTAGACGCTTCACTAATTCAGATGCTGAAAAACCAAGATTGGCTTCAAACCAACCGTCTCCATTATCTGGAAAAATGCCCATTCTCTCACGTCCAAAGTGTAGTGTTTACATTCTTTGAGTCTATTTCTGTCGTATTTATCTTATTCATGGTATCATCCAACTCCCTGTATTATTGCCATCCCCACTTACCCAACTATCGAAACCGGGCATATAATCATCCAAGAGCATTACACTTCCCTTAAACTCCTTAGATGCCCAATTTGCGAGTGCTATACTCATCGCTAAGTCATCGTGCACGCCTACGCTCTCTAACTTACCACTCTTCTGCATACCGAAACGATTGAGTTCCTGCTCAAGAGTATGAGTATATTTCTTACTTCTCTCATCGCCATATGGAGTTTTAATGTGCCCTTGCTCAAATGCAAGAAGAAGAGACATGAACAAACTCTCCTTACGCGTGCGCGTAGTCATGAATACTCGAATAGGCATATCCGCCCTAAGTTCTCTCATCTCTTGCTCAAGCATTCTTTGGAAGTTGTTTCCCTCAAGTTCGATAAGTTCGGGCTGAAACTTACTATTGAGCATCACCATCATTCTCTTTTGTGCTACTGAGGACATTCCTCTTTCGTGAACGACGTGAATTATCTCCTTCTTCTCCTCATCGGGTTTGATACGCATAACCGTCATCGCAGTAAAATCAGCATTTTTATCAGACGCTATCGCAGGGTCGTGACCTATGAAGTGCTGTCCGAAAACGCCATCTGCTTCTCCTTCTTCGTTGTAATTAGTTTCGGCCCTGTCTAACAAAACTAAATCAGTATCTCTTGCTTGTTCCAACAAGGGCAACGGAAACATACTTGCCACATCGTGAATAGGCTCACAGAGATATTCTCGCGTAAACTGAATTGCAGGCATCGACATGCGCCTCGAATCTAAGGCTTCTAAATCCCAACGCTCAGGCCAAAGAGCAATTCCTTCAGCATCTATTGCTGGATAAGTCTCCACTCTGAATGTATCCTTCTGCTCCAATTCTGCATACAAGTCATTGTAACTAAATGGTGTGCCAACCATCATCAATTTACTCGTGTGGTGAAGAACCGGAAGGAGAACACCATAGAACCAATCGGCCGTCTTAGCCAATTCAGAAGCAGTCGTTCCCCAGAGAATATCGTCACATACCACTATGTCGGGGTGGAATCCACGAGTTGCTCCACCAACTGACTTTGCCATCATACGGCTACCGTTAGAAAACTCGAAGTAAGATTTCGCCCAAGGCTTGCCCTCTGGCTTCAAATGTCTAAGAATATCATTTTCCTCTATCAGATTGCGAATGAACCTCATATGCTCAAGCGTCTGCTCAAGTGAGTGAGAGAAAACCATAACGTGTTTGCCGGGATTGAATGCAGCAAGCCATAACGCATAAGACATGAAGAAGACGGATTTACCGTGGTCACGAGATGCTTTCACGCAGTAGTATTGTGACTCTTCTAATCCCTTCCGCCAATCGTCATGATGATGATTGTATAGGAAACCAAGGATATCTACGAAGAAATACTTGAATGACTTCTTGCACATCTCTCTATCCATATTCAGGATGAAGGCGTCCATCTGCTCATTACTCATGAGAAATCGAACCTCCTTGTATCTCTATCCCTTATCTGGTCGGGAGTTTCTTGTTGTCCTGTATACATGTTGCCCGAGGCATTATTCAGGGAGTCCATTGCCGGTTCGATTGGCGCAGCAAATGCTTCACGAGCAGCAGCATCGAGTTTCTCATCAGGAGTAGGAGGTGCCAGCGCCGTCCTACTCAATTTTCCCCCAAACCAATTTCGTGCTTGTGCCTGTTTCTCGGCGTTCCGTGCAAACCAATCTTCTGCACCAGCACTTCCAGCATATCCACCCATCGCACCGGTCGCCATGGCACTCCCAATTCCCGGCTGACCGCTTGAAGTCTGATTATAGAGTGCATTGAATGCACCTAATCCTGCGGCGCCGTATCGCATTCTCCTTCCTAATTTTTGCATAGCCACTGCTCTATCGTGACTCTCGCTCCCAATCTCTCCAAACATATCTATGAACTTCTTACTATCTGGAGCCATTGAGCCACCTCCGCCCAACATAAACATCAGGCCACCTCCGCCCAATCCGACTCCTACACCACCGCCACCGCCACCGCTAACGGCAGACGTTGCTTCTGCTTTCCTAATGACCAGAACTTTCCCCATCAAATCCCTCCAAATGAAACCTTAACCACCTTAATGGCATCCTCATCATAGCCATAGGTCTTGGTAATACGCTCCCAATCGCCTTTGGTATTGAGTATCGTGCGAACATCTACTGGTGAAATATCCATTCTCTTAGCAATAAGCAAGATATCTGTTATCGACCGCTCGTCTAATTTTCTCGTAGGGACATGCTTCATTATTGCCATATCGCTCATAGCATCGTCTATCTGTATCGTCTCTACCACATTGACCAGATTATCCGACTTCCGCGTCAGAACGCGCGGGTCAAAATCAGAAAGCCGAGTTTGATATGGGTCTCCATAAGTCTGCTGAAACTCTTGCACTCTTTGTAGGTTAGAGGTTGGTATTGCTTGTTGTGCCATGAAATCTCTTACCCTTTCCATAGGGGCACTACCTAATCTCGCTCTTGCTTGTTGTGTTTCAGTTAAACCCGGTGTAGTTGGGTTTACCGGAAATCGAGTTCCCGCAATTGAAGGGTCTGCCGGCGTTCGAGTAACAGTGGCACCGGGGATATTGAATGGATTAGGTGGAGGAGGCCCAGTTGCAGCCGATTGGCCTCCTCCGTGAAGCATTTCAGCAGCACCGGGTCTAACGGGCGCTCCTGCTATTGTTTGAGGTTTTGATGCTGGAGTATTATGTGGAGTAATGCGAGATTCTGTATCTATTGGAAGAGCAGTTGTTTCTGCTAATCTTATATGGTCCGGGACACCAAGCATTGCCGGGTCTTCGTGAGTTCCTCCTTGGAGGTCGTGACCTGTAAACATCGGCATATTCCGCAATGTTTCTTGGTCGGGTATTTCCATAGGTTCGATTCCTCTGGCAATCATTATCGTATTACCGAGCACCCCCATGACCTTTCTTAATCTCGGTATCTGTGCCCTTTCTTGTTCATTATCAATCAGTTTGATACCATTAGCAACCAGTTCCTCTGGAGATAATTCATCCTCATGGTGCGGGATGCCCTGTGCGGCAGCAAGAAGAATATGACTGTAATGGTCTTTTGCACGGTCATGTGTGCTGAGACCGCGACCGGCCTCGGTCCTGTATACATGTTGTCCTCCTATTCTGGCTGACTGTCCGAGAAACTTGTCGATTCCTTGCCCTTCTTCTGCAGTATCTCCATATCTCTCGCCGTAGATTAGATTCTTCTTTCCGATTGTGCTTCCCAGCAACTTTCCATTTGCATCTCGTCTTCCTTTCTTGTTCTCACCAAACATACCTTGGAATGCTACTACGTTTGATAGAGAGCCGTATATCTTCTCCCAACCTGCTGGGCCAGCCTGCAGAAGAGTCTTCAATGACCGGTTCCTTCCTTCGACTGGTATCGACAAATTGTTTGGTAATTTACTGATGAACTCCTTTGCTCCAGCACTATTCACTATGGTGTTGTTAGCAAGTGCCTCTGGGCTACTTCCCATTGCTTGCATCAGTTCATGCATGAAACTTGCCTTAGTTTGTGGATTTATATTCACTGGATTTTGGTTGCCATACGGTTGCCTGAGATAATAGGTTGGCGCCTTTATTCCACCAAGCCCCCAAGCCGATATGTTTTGGAACTCCGGCTCACCAGATACTAATCCTCTTCGCTTATGTCCTTGGACATCTCTTTGGGGAAGCGTCGTTCCTCCTTTGAGGTCGCCGTGTCCGGCTGACCCTCCAGCAGGTTGTAATTCTCCATCGGGATTGACTGCAAAAGACAACCTATGTGGCTTAACGTAAGGCTGCTTTATCCAACTGTGTCTATTGGGATTTTCATGGCCTACTGCGGCCATTTCCGCTCCAAGTTCTTTGTGCATAGGGTTATAGTATGATTCCATAAATCTCCCAAGCCAATGTTCTTTAGCGTGCTTAAGACCATTCGAGAGGGTAGTGATAAATTGACCATCTTTACCTCTAACAGGTCCGCCTTCATTGAAATGAGACATGTGAAGTTTTCTCCACTCTTCGCTATCAATATGAGGAACTTGGTCATTCTCTGCTCTTCCCATATTGTGTCTTTCAATACTCTTCTGAATTACGTCCTTTGGATTGGCTTCTATGCCTCTCTTAGCAAACTCACTTCCAACAGCCCTGATTAAGCCATCAATACCATGTAGATATTCGCTACCAGAGTCATCGCGCCAGACCATTTCTCCATGGTCTCCCTTCACCCATGTGCCGTTTATCACGTGACCTATACCGGGGTGACCGGAATCATTCTCCCCATGACCACCAGTGTGAGCAAAAGCCGGAATATCTGGTTTGGTAGGGTCTTCAAAATGAGCCTCTGGTGGCGGATATCTTTGAACTTGATATTGCCCGCCATAGAGTAGATAGTTGCCATCGCCCTTCCTAATGAGGAGAGCCTTGAGGAGTTGAGGAGATGAGTAAATCATGGAGTTCTACCTCCTCTACCTGTTAGATGGTGGAGGGGATTAGTGCCGAAAGTCCTCGCGTCGTTCTTCAAATCCTCCGTGCCACCTGTCGGATTGGTTGTCTCCTTAGACGGGGCATTGTTGTGTCTGGGTAAGTTACTTCCTGCACCACTTGTGTCTCTGTCTCCCTTCCCCTTTTTCTTAGTCTCCTTCCGCTTCATCGCTCTTCGAGCATCATTGACGAGTTGCCGAAGTTCGGCCATGTCGTAGTATGATAGTCCCCGCTTCTGCAAATCACTACCTACTCCCACTTTGCCAGTCATTACCATTCCCGGACCTGCCCCCTGCACTGTCGCAGTCGGTAGTTTGGGCATCCCCACTCCTACTTGCCCGCCACCTTGTCCCATTACACTCATTGGAGGGCTCGGCGGAGCACCGCCAGAAATGTTAGGAACCGATGGCATTCTTACTGATGGTATTCGAGGTGGCCTTATCCGTCTCATGGCTGATTGTCTTGCGGCTGCAGCCTGTCCCGGCAACTGACTCTGCAACATTCCGGCACCAGTCGGACCGGCTCGATAGGAACGTGCTCCAAATCTCGCAGGCGTAGCGTGCACTGTTCTAACATTACCAAGTCGCTTTCTCGCTTCTTGCTGTCCCATATATTGCCTGTATGCCCTTGGGTCTTTCGACTTAGGTTGCTTAGTCTTCACACCACGGTGTGACATCTCTACAGCAAGATGAGCCCTACTCAATCCGGTCTTCTTACCGCTCTTGATACCTCGCATCCGTGACTTTGCCCTTCTTCCAGTAGCACTACTGGGAGTCATACCGCCGGGTGGCCGTTTGAACTCACCAGTCGAAGGTCGCCATTGACGGCTTCTCTCCCTGTAATCTTTCCTTGCTTTAGCGCCCTTTGCCCTCTTTGGTTTTCTTCCAACAAATCCCAGCCTCTCATCTCTCTTGAGAACCATGACGCTCTTCTTGAACTCTAACCTTTGACCGGTAGGAAAGTCTGTGGAATACTCTGCATTTGGGTTAAAACCCATACTTGTAAACTCATCAGTTACATTTCCTTGAGGAGTTTCAAATCTGGCCGCTTCACTATCTGCATCAGATATCGCTATACTTTGTTGGCCGAATCTATCTGCTAATTCGTGAATATGAGGAAGAGTCTTTTCAGATACTCCAGTCAGCATAAATGATGGCTCCACACCCCATTCGCCACTATTTCCCGTTGCACTTGTTATGGAGAAGGGTCCGTGATTACGATTTAGTGTAGCAAGTTCTCGAAGCATTGCATCTGATAGATTGCTGGACTGCTCAGATGAGATTTCCTCGTTTCCCGGTTTAGCAGCAATCCAGATATTACTATTCTCTGGAGATACCATCTCCTCTACATGTTCTCTGTCGTAACCGGGCAAAGTCGTTTGCCTTTTCAACAACTGGAATGCAATATCCATTGCCTCTCCCATAGCAAAAGCATGACCTCCAGCAAAACCCGGCCCTCTCGCTTGATTTGCCATACTTGTCATGGCGCCGAAGTTCCCATGAGTTCCAGTCATGAGAGAAGGTTCGAGTTCCCTGTCAAACTTGGTCGGTTCTAAATCCTCATCCACGTCCTCATCTTCATGTAAATCAGTGGTTTTGATAGGAATGTGTTTGATGTTTTTCAATTCAGCAGCCCTATCCTCTCGCTCTTTCTTTTTCTTGGCTGTTCTCTCATCACGATATTTCCCATCTTCTGGGGAGTGCACACTATCCTCATCTTCATGATTGTGACGAAACATCGTCGAAGATTCACTTCTCGGATTGTATATCCGCAAGTCTGACCCAGTTCCCATTCCCATGGTTCCCTGTGCTTTACGAATCAGAATCTTGCCCATATTATGCCTCCTTGTTTTCATAGAGGTTTTCTACGCCCGCATATGTGAATGTTACATCTATAACCAAATCTGCGATTCTATCGTAGAACTCTGTAATGGCATCGGGTCGAGTAAACTTACTCCCCATTTCATCACAATGCATCTTGAACTCATAGCATGAGTTACGAATCTGCTCTCTAAGCGGGAACACTTCTTCCGGCTCATCTGTCTCATCTATATTCTTGAGACACTCTATGACTTGCATAATGCTATTTTCGACTATTACTGAACCATTATGTTGATGAGCGTAAAACCTGAATCTCTCACATACGTTTACACAATAATCCAAAAATACAGGATAGTGCACTTCACGCATATTATGACCCATACAGAATACCCGATACCCCGGATGATTTACTTGCATAAGGTCCGAAATGGGTATCACGGTATTTCACCTGCTTCACTTTGAAGTTTTGTCTTAATACGTTTCCAACTTTCTGGACTCTCTTTTGCCAGTTCAACCTGTAGAATGTTAATGGTCTGATTAACTTGCGTGCCATCACCCATAGTGCCCCATTGGTCTTGCACCTTGGTTAAATCCTTGATAGACTCGCGGACTTCCTTATGGAGAGAGACGGCTTTTCTCACAAATCCATCCTCATGCACATCCCCTTCATCCATGAGTTCCGTAAGTTTAGAGTTTAATCTTTCGACGTTCCCTCGAAGCACAGTAATCTCATTTCCGACTGTAATTGCGACCTCAGTCGCCGCCGAACGTTGAACCAACGGCTGAAAGTGGTGTTTCATGTGATGATACACAGTGCTCTCCTTGATTCCTAACTCTTCTGCTATCGCATCTGATTCTGACCCATCAGAGAAGAAACGTTCCTCATATTCACTTCTGCTTTCACTTGAACAAATAATGCAAGACGGATTAGCAGCCATGTGGTATTGCCCCATGTGATTACGAAAATGCCGGTCCGCAGTATTGGCTCTCCAACCCATGTCTTTATCCAATTGCGAACATGACATTTCGCCATTCGTAAGAGCCTCTTCGAGCACCCCTCGCTCCTCGATTTGGCAAAAGGCACATGACCTCTTTACGACTGGCTTACGCTCAACCATGCATAAGCGGAATACTACGTGCTTAATCAGCATTGCTTAGAGAGAGCGCGTAATACGCTGGTAGATTGAAGTGAGAAGAATAAATGAGATAAAAACCCCAAGCATATACATCGACATCTCTACTTGTGAAATTTCAGCGTTCTTGAAAGTTAAAATTCCCATAAAAATTAGGATAGCACTGATGAGTTGAACCATCACCATATCCACAACAACTTGCCTCTTGGGTGCAAGCATGTGCATGCTCATATCGGCTATCTGCCTTGGCACCATTCCGCCCATGCCGCTTCCTCCTCCCATCATCAGACTCTACCTCCAGTAATGAAGTTCCTCAAGAAGGAACCACCCGCTTCTGCGGCACCCGTCATCATACCGGGATTAGCCATAGCATTAGCGAGTTGTGCTTGAAGTATACTATTACCAGCATTCTGCATAGTTTGCATCTTAATTTGGTCTGCTTGACTAATGAGTTGCGTTAATTGCCCGTTCATTGCTGTAACTTGAGCCAAGACGTTTTCAGCACTCATTGTTTGAAGTTCTGGAGGTAACGAAGTAGTATTGAAAGAGAATACGCCAGCATCCTCATCAAAATCGTAAGATGCTCCTTTCAGGACGTTTAATACGGAAAAAGTAGTTATGGCGCTGATTATCTCAAGTAATTGTGGAAAGAGAGGAGATGCAAGAAATCTCTCAACAGAATACTGCTGGTCTAACATTGTCATTAGAATCTCCGTTTCACTGGGTGGCATAATTGGTTGTTGATTGTAAGGGTCTTGCCCTGTGAGACCTGCAAACATTGCTTGTCCTGCACTGGGTTGTTGGCTTCCATACCAACCTTGACTGGGTGCAGCATAGCCAGAATAGGCTGGTGCAGCAGCAGAAGCCGCGTAACCGTTAGTCATCGGCGCACCAGATTGACTCAAATTGAGGCTCAGTCCACTACTTACTGGTGGTTGTCCGAATGTCATT